TGTTTTGTTTAACTTTTATTTTCATCGTTCAGAAGTTTCCATTTCGGAATTACAGTAAATGTCGATTTGTGTTCTTAACGGGTCAACTTTAATATTGTTTACTGTAAATATAAAACCCCTCCATGTCATTCTATCCGCATTCTTTACAGGAAAATCAGGTCTATATCTAATTTTGAAGTGTACAGAATTAACTGTATTCTCTTGACTAGCTATTAATTGAGGGTTTGAACGTTCTTCTACAATAGCAGCGAATGTGTTCAGAAAAGATGTGTATGTCGTAACAAACCCACCGCTTCCATTTGGTACACGTACCGATCTTGAAAATTTTAATTTCTCTCTTAGTTCGCCTGCTAATATTGCCATTAGAATAAAGTTATATTACGATATGGGTTTAACATTCTTTGAGCCTCATCCATTAGTCCTTGATAATTGTATTTACTTTCTACTACGTTTTCACGGAAAATATACAATCCTGCAGCATAACGACAAATTGCAATTCTAATTGCATCATCAATCCAATCTAAAGTAGTGTATTCAATATCAATGTCAGTTCCACCCTCTTTTAAAATATCGCTTTTGTTGGTGAATCCTTCCGTTGTCACTTCGTCAACTTTACCAAACATCAATTTGTAATTAGTTGGTAATGATAAAGCTGTTAACCCCATTGTTTTAACTCCAAAACTTAACTGAGACCATCTTTCAAGATCTTGCCTTGCTGCTTTTAGATAAACCGCCGCCAAAGTATCATCTGTATCAAAGTCAATACGAGCGTGTTGTTTAAAGAAGTCTAAGGTTACAGGTTCTGTTGCTAAATCTTCAATAACTGAATACTGAATACCCGAAGCATATAACTGACCGTTTACACCGTTACAAATCTTATCGCAATTTTTATAGAAGTCAGCCATTTTGTGATATTAAAAAAGCCCCTCCAATTTCTCAGAGGAGCTTTTGTTTATAATTCCTAAACTACTAAGTAGTAGCCAAAGTAATTTTAATTACTGCTTTCTCGTCATAAACTAAGAACGCAACTCTTTCCTCAGCTCTGAAAGTAACTAAGTTTTTGATAACGTTGTCACGATCTTCTTCGAATGCTCTAACCTCTGGTGACATTCTGCTGATAAACTCAGTAGCGTTACCATCGATTACGTAAGCATCACCCGCAGGAATACCCGGAGTAGAAACAACTGGTACACCACCGATATACAATTGACCACCTATAACAGCTACTACACCAATCGGAGCATCATACTCTCCTGATCCGCTCGCTTTGTTTAAGTTGATGTATTTAACCGCATCACGGTTATTCATCAAAATAACAGTAGGATTGTAATAGTTGTCTTTTAACTGACCGAACGCAGCATCAACAATCATTTCTAATTGATTTGTTGCATCACCATCGTAAGGAGTAGAAGCAGCATCCAAAGCGGCTAAAATAACTGTGTTTTCAGCAACCCAAAGACCTTTTCTTCCTGTCAATAATGTACGAGATATATAAGAACGTAACCATTCTACATCTTCCAACATTTCACGCTTAACACGTGTAATACCTGCAATCCATTGAACAATAGCAGTAGCATCATCAAATAATGGAGCTTCACCAGGTTTAGCAACTAAAGAAGCATTTGCAGGTGAACCATCCCAAATTGCAGCAGCTCCAACTTCTCCGTTTTCAACGATGTAGTGAATTACACCTTTTGTAGTTGTTGAATTAGGAAACAAGTTTCTTAACCAAATTGGCATAAAAGGGAATTCATGCAATCCACGTCTTTCAGATGCGGCGATGTCATAAGAATCACCTGCCCAGTTAGCAGGGTCTAAATCCTCAGCCGCTTTAGTCAAAACAAAAACAGCTTCGTTTGATTGCTTGTTAGCTAGTTTACCTAAAACTTCTTTGTTTTCTTCCAAAGAACCACCTACAATGTTTTTGAAGGATTTTTTGCCTTCTTGTGAGCTTTGGAGACTGTTTTTCTTAAGCTCCAAGATAGTTTCTTCTAAGCCTTTCATTTTTCCTTTAAGAACTTCTTCTACTTGTTCAGCAGATTGAAATCCTTTTGCATCGATTACAGCAGTAATAGCCGCTTTTGCGCTTTCGAATTGTCCTTTGAAATCTTCGCCAATTTTCGCTTCGAATCCTTTGAATCCAGCGTCAACGATCTCTTTAATTTCTTTAATTTCCATATTGTGAAAATGATTTAAGTAATGTTTGTTTTATTTGTTCGTCTGTCGGCTCTACAATCAAAGTGTTGTCAATCAACGGCTCTTTAGTAAGTGACTTTAATATTATTTCAAGCTCTCGCTTTGTATTGTCATTGAAATCGAAATCATAAGCTTTAGATAGATAAATAAATGCTTCATCTAAACTATTCATTTTCTTTACATCTTGAACCAAACTCAAAGAGTTGGCCGCCCAAGCTGTTAAAAATGAATATTCCCAAAGTTTATATTCCGTGATTATAGAACGATTCTTTTCATCACGTTTCATTACCTCATACCCGATTGAAAGCTCTGTATTTCTATTATTTTCTTTTTTGAATTTAATATGATTATACATTTCTTTGCCATCGTTTATTGATTGGTCAAACTTAGTAACGGTTTTTAATCCATAACCGTCTTTAGGATCAATCTCTAATGGTATTCCTACTGGTAAATTAGGGTTGTGATTTTTAAAAACTCCGATTCTATGAAAATTCTCAGGTACAGTTTTTAAGAAACTACCTTTCGCACTTATATCTCCATCACTGTCTTTTACATCGTAAACGTTAGCATAAGCGACTACAATCCCTTGCTTTTCGTCAAAGTCCTTTATCTCGTATGATATTTGTTTAAATTCCATGTTGTAAATTTAGTGATAATGTCGGTTTTGGATAAAAAAACCGTATCGATGTATTTATGTATTAATATATTTATTATATTTGCTTAAATTAAAATGATAAAAATATGATATCAGAAATTCAACACGGAGAAAAAAAGAATTTCCCCAAATTAATGAAACGCAAAAAAGAAATGATTATAATTCTATTTGATGATGACAGAAGTGGCACTGTTGTTTTTCAAGGAGCAGGGACTACTTGGTTTGGAGTAGGTGCTTATATAAGTAATTGGAATATGGATGAAATGGAGGATTTTTACGGAAAAATAACTTTATCGAATTAACCATGAACCAAAACGAAGCTATAGAAAAAATAATCAGCGAGCCAAAGTTTTATATTGGTAAATTACCACAATCAACGGCATCGAATTTCGTTGCTAGTTGGCGAAAAGGAATGAGCAAACAATCCACTATCGATTCATTCTTAGAAACGTTTGGATATGTGAAGTCAGCAGAAGCGCAATACACACTACAATTAGAAGGCAAACCGAGTAATTTAAAAACGAAATAGATATGGATACAGGTAATTATATGGCTGGTCAAATGGATGACTTAATCAGTAACGGAATTAATCAATATGAAGCTTTTATACAGGACTTAGATAATCGTATTGAAGTATTTATAAAAGAACACGGTTATACTTGGAGCGTAGATGATATTGTAACTGAATATAGAGATAAATATTCAAAAGGCTTTTATGTTTCATTTACTTGCAGAAAGGTAATAGAGCATTTTAAAGATGATTTAAAAAAATCTACAGGAATATGAAAAAGAAGAAAGTAGTTATAAAATTAATTATCGAATCTAATCTATCCAGCTATGAAATAGCAGAAATGCTTCAACATCTTATAGAATATTCTGTAAAAGGAATTAAAAAAATAGATGTAAATACCAGTATTGAACAAAAAACTCAGCTACCAAACGGCTGAGTTTTTTATTTCTAACAAGGACGGACGCTTTTCTTGATAAACTAACACTTTGACTGATTCAGAATTGCACTGACAACCCTCCCATCTTTCAAGAGTACACTCCCAATAACTGCCTTTATATCTTAAATGTTTTGCCGAGTATTTCAAAATAAATTGTATTTTTGTAGTTGATAATAGTAAGCATGGCGGAATTGGTAGACGCTATCTTTAACTAGTAAAGAGAGGCGGAGTTAAAAACCGCGTTATAGGTTCAAGTCCTTTTACTTACTATTTACTTCACATAGCTTATAAATTCCTTGCTCTTCCTATTCTGAGCAAACCTTTTCGCTCCACTACTCAAAAGCGTTGTCATTTCTCTACTTGTAAAGCTCCTTTGTATTTCTTTTTTCTGATCCATACAATACAATAATTGTCCGCTACCAATAACGTCCATAAATACCGATTCAGTCAATCCTGCGTTATGTATTCGTCTTGAAAAGTCAACGTGTTCGTATTTACCTAATCCATAACTCCAATCAAAACCGCCAATTGTATCGATGCATTTACGGGTAACATATAACATACATCCGTTGCCTAAAGCGTGATATTTAAAACCGTTTTTTGCTTTGAAATAAGGCAGGAATGAATAGCACAAATGCTCTTTTCCTGAGTCAATATAAGGTAAATACCAACCGTCGCAAATAGGATAAGTATCGTCGTCAAATAAAAAAATATGGTCATATTTAGCTAGTTCTAAGCATTTGTTTTTGGCTGCTGGTATTCCGGCACGTTCTGAAAAGCGATAGTCGGCATAGAAATAAGGTACTTCACTAGCATCATCAACTACAATCAGTTGGTACTCGCATTTAGTGTGCCTTTCAATCCGTTCTAAAACGATCTGGAACGACTTTAAACGATTCCGTGTAGTTATACAAATACTAATCATACACCTAGATTAAATTTATTCTGATCGTACTTTTTATTGAATATCTTAACTTGCTCATCAGTCAAACTCGTTCTATCAGTTGCCGATACTGTTTTCAGTGTTGTAGATACTAAATGATTTACAATTGAATTAACTACCAACATAGGCTCTACTCCAAACTCTTTACATTGTTCAATTACAACATCATCACTACAATAGAAATTTACATCTTCATCAAAACCGCCTATTTTCTCCCATAAACTACGCTCTACCATAAAACACCAACCTGATAAGTGACGTCCTGTTTTAGTTCCGATTGTATTTACTCTAATATCTCGCTGTCTTTGGTCACGTGGTTCTTTCGGGCTAACTAAAGGGTGGTTTGCTTTTATTAATTCATTCAACCAATTAGGTTTAAATAAAAGGTCATTATTGGCCAACATTGCATAATGAGCATTTCCTAACTTAATACCGTAATTTCCGTATGCATTGTAGTTAAATTGGAAGTCTGGATAAACTGTGACCGCATTCCGGTACGATACGCCTTTCGAACTCTCAACTACAATCACATTCACTTTTATTCCCCTTGCTCCATTAATACAAGTATTTATAGCGTTTTGGGTCATTGCTTGCATCCTTGGATCTTTACCGTCCGAAATAATAACCACATCAACTACAGCAGGCTTACGACTTTCAACTACATAAGGAGAATCTTCTTGTGCGACCGTTGTTTTTTCGTTATAATCGTAGTGATATAAAACCTTATTTATTTCCGTTTGCGTATGTAAGTGCGGTTTAAGCATCTTTGAGTAGGCCGAATCTTCACCGTTCTTAATATTTAGAAATGGAGCTTTTAAGGCTATTTCTTTTTTAACACAGCAAATATGATTAGGTAATCGATGATAAGTATCGGTTGTATTGTAATCCTTTGCGTATTTATTAGAATAGTGACAAATCTTTGCCGGCTCTCCATTCAAAGAAACCGAAGCAAGAAATGTTATTACATCGGCTTTAGTTTCAATCGCTTCCAGTAATGAAGAAATGTAATCAGGTTCTATCCTATCATCATCATCTACAAAAACAATATATTCCCCTTGTGCTATATCAATTAAATTGTTTCTTTTACTGCCTAACATTCTCTCTTTACTGTCGATAAGGAATAACACCTCTACACTTTTCTGTTGTTCTATTGGTAATGATTCCAATTGACCATAAATCATATCTAAACACTTAGGTAAAAATGTGTTTCGCCTTTCCGCAACGCTTGGAACTAGGATTGATAGTTTCATAAAATGAATTTAATTATAACAAAGATATAAAAAATCCCATTTACATTATGCAATGGGATTTTATACTAATTCATACTAGGTTGTTAGTCTTTCCAGGTGATAGCTTTTACAGCCCACATTTGAGCCGTTTGCGCTTCTGTGATACCAACTGAACACAAACGCTTAACTTCTCCGCTTGTTGTTTGGCTCCTTAAATCATTTAGTTGGTCAATAGCGTCGGCAAATTTTTGTTTGCACTGACCTACTGCATCATCGTTTGATGGGTTGAAATTCAAACCTACTGCTTTTTGTCCGAATGTTAATTCTTTTTCCATTTTTGTTTGTTTATTTATATTTAATTAAATTGGTTTTTACGTATCAAACGCCCATTAGCATCTTTCTTATTCTCAAACACCACAAGACAGCGACATTGAATTGAATTTCCTGCACTCAAACTTGCATCACAGGGATAACGAGCCGATTCTAAAGCTCCTGTTTTTAAGTTTTGTAAAAAGAATAATTGATCCATTTCCACAAACGGTCGGTTAAGCATGTCTAAATGCGTTGGTCGTGTTCTTTTGTCAGCAAATGATAGCCATTTCTTCAACTTCACATAAGGCGAACTCAAAGCCGCCAAATAACGCCCCTGATTAGCACTTGTTACAGTTTCAGTCCTTGCAATAGTCAACGCTCTGTTTTTATTGAAGTCTTTATCATCACGAATAGTTTTAGCTACCTCACGCGCTCCTAAACCGTTTGCAATACCCCTTTCAATCAATACGGCTATTCTTTCACGTGTTGTTTGCTCTACCATTGCGATACGTCCTGCAATTCTAACAGTTAAAAAATCACCCAATAACGAACGCCAAAGATTAATAGGCACATCATTTGTATTAGGTGTAAATACAGACGCAAACACATCAATTAAATCTTTCTGTTGCTTTGGTTTAGGGTCGTCAAATTGATTCCATTGTATCTCAGCTTCATTGATTGTAACATCGTTGTATAATCGCTTGTATATTGCGGTTAGTTTTCCGTGCTGAATATCGTAAGCCATTGAACCGTTAACGTATGCGGTAGCGGCGGAGTTGTTGACAGATAGTAGCCACGAATAATACATTTTTTTATAACGATTTTCGTAAACTTTTTCTCTACGTATGAACTCTCGGTGTTGTTGGCGTAAACTAGACATTTTTCAACTGTTTTAAATAGTTATCCAATAAAGCAACATGCAAAGGCGATACCCTACGATAATAAATAACATTACCTTTTGGTTTTGCACCTGCATTTTCACGCTTACCCCCTCTTTGGTTTGGTTTAGTCATCTGTACTTACGTCTTCAATTGAATAATCATCTACTAACTCTTTTTCTTTCAGGTAATGAATTAATTGTTTTTCTGATGCGAAATAAGCAGATTGTAAAAAATCACTATCCCATCCTGTGGATGATAAATAATCTTTTCTTTCTTGTTCGGTTAAAGGGTTATTTTTTACCATTTCAAAAAGCCAATCGTGCAATAATACAGTTGTATACTCTTCTGTATTGTCCAAATTTCTAACATTTCTAAAAATAGCCTCTTCTAAAAAGAATCTATCATTTAATTGATGTTTTTTAATTTCTGAAATAACATCGTTATAAATTTCAACGTCATTTTCAATAAAGAACCTTGTTGTTTTACCAATAGCTTCGTCTATTCTAATTTCCTCTAAAACCGCATTTCTTTTTTCTTCAATTAAATTTATTAATTTGCTCATAATTTATATATTTTTAGTTATGAGCAAATATAAACAAACATTTGATATATGCAACCAAAAATCAAAACTTTAACATATTTTATACATTAGGATCAAGTTGTTCCTCATCAATTATATCTGTGTCAGTAGCATACAAATCCTCCAAAGTCGATAATCCACTTGGAATAAGCACGTTTTTACGCTCTGATTCTTGTAATGGTTCATATCCCATCATCGAACGTTTTTCGTCAATTGTAAGCCAAGTAGATGTAGACGCTACTTGTGATTGCTTCAATAAATCCGATTGCATCTCAGGAAATATAGTATAATCATACTCAATAATAACCGATTCTCCTAAAACATCCTTGATAAACTTATTATAAACTCCCTTACGAGCCTCTACCAACGGAATTACACAATCAGTAATAACCGCTTTTCTAGCTTCTGCAAAGTTGTTGTATTTTTTATCAC